ACTATACTCCTCTGCGTATGCAGCCAACCGGCGAACCGTGTCGACAACAACTGCCGGATCGCAAAAAAGTCGAAGTCGTCCGGCAGGGTTTGAATGTCCGGCGAGACGCCGTGATAATTTGCGTAAATCTGAATTGCGGAAAGCGTATCGATCTGGACATTCGGGATGCCGAATGCGGCGGCGTTTTGAAATGATTTTTCAGCTTTTGCGATGGCGGTCAGGCGCGTCGGTTCATCAAGAGAGACGCAATCCGGAGAAATGATGCGATAATTACAAAGCTCAATGCCGAGGTCTTCAAACATTGCTTTCATCGTCGCTTCATTTTCGGCGAATTTATCATCCCAACTGAAAGCAAATGCCGCCAGTTCCGCGCCGGCGATTCCGGTTTCTTGTTTTAACCGCCGGAATCCATCAAGATACTGCTCAAAGGTCGGTGTGCGGCCGTAGAGCGAATGCCAGAAATAAGCAGGTACATAGAATTTATATTTGTCCATTTTTGTCTCCTTGTTTAAACGTCCCACACCGGACAAAGCCGGCAGCCTTCAGCGTGCATATCCGCAATTTTTTTCCGATGATTTATAAACGCCGGCGTCCGCCAGACATCACGCATATAATCCTCTGCACTGATCACATCGACGCCGGTTTCCCAGCCCGATGTTCCTTCCATGAATGAACACGGAAAAGCACAGCCGTCGACGTTGATATAAGAACCATAAATTCCAGAATCGCATGGCTGCGAACACATGCGCCACATCGGCGTATCTTTCACGCGGAGCAGTTTCGGCGTCGCGCAAACATCAAGGCCGAATTGCGGGAGAATCCGTTGTGATGTTTCAATCAGCGTCCGGAAATGTTCCGGAGAAATTATTTTAGAACTACAGCCACGTCCCTTTTGTTTCAGGCTTAGAAATACAATACTGTTCAGTCCTTTTAGGCGCGGATCAGTGAGAGTATCTTCGATCGTTTCCATCGCCTGTTCAAACGTGTCTTCAGAAATGACGATGTGCAGATTAATCTGCCAGCGATGGCCGAGTTTCCCGTCCAGATCGGAAAGTGTTTCTACAGCATCATACGCCGGCTCTTTATCGTCATACCGGCTAACTCCAACACATCCGGCTCGTGCGTTTAAAAGATTCCAAGCCGTGTTTTCCGTAACCTGGCCAACCGAGATCGAGGGAACCACATAATGATGGCCGTTCGTCCGGCAGTATCGCATCATGTCGAACACTTCAGGGTTTGCGGTCAGATCAGCATCGGCGGAAAAAGCGATCTGTGTGATCGTCATCGGCAGTTTATCAAAAACTTTTTTAAATGTCGCGAACGACATATTTCTGCCGTTCGGCGTATTCGCTTTATAGCAATACGGACAAAGCCGTCCATTCACGCCGCGACAGATGGTTGTGACTTCCATGTCCAACACTTCCGGATACGGCGGCGTATTGTTATCACTCAGCGTTTTTCCCCAGCGTGCAAAATAACCGCTTTTAAAATCATAAATGGTGTTGTAATCCTCGCTCATCACGCGCCGGAATCCATCACCATGCTCAAAAGAAAGTTTTTTCATCAGCTTACCACCGAAACATTACGGAGCGCGATCGCGTCCTGTGCATAATCACCAGCGACCACCATGAGTGTATAAACCCAAATGACCAACTGCCAGGTGTCCGGTGCTGCCGTCTGAATCACTTCCAGCGTAACGCCGGTACCAGCGCCATACGCCGCGCCTTCAAGAATATGCTGGCCGACACCGAGGGTGGTAACATCAACCGGCCCGATCGAGTTCCACGGCCCGAACTCCTCAATGCTCGTCCACGCATTATCAACTCCGCCGTCGCGGGTTTGCCGGCAGTATTCAAAGGAAAGCAAGCGTTGCGAGCCTGTTCCCTCGTGCTTAAAGCTAAGTTCACATTTTGCATGAGAATTCCATGTGCGTGACGGATGAAACTTACTTTTCATCTGTGCAAAGAACCCGCCAATTCCATCAACTTCCTGATTGCAGTTTGTGATAATGTAATAGGAAGTGCTGGACGAATTTCCGACGTGATTTTGAATAATAATCATAATTTTACACCAGGCTAATGTCTCCGGAGAAGTCACCGCCCGCAGGCGTTGCCTCTCCACTGTTTGTGATGATTCCAAAAACGCGCACCGCGCTAAGTCCTGCGCCGCGAGATTCGTGCCAGGTTCCAAGTCCGCCGATTGCAACCCATAAAATGTCACTAACGGCAACCAGCACGACACTGGCGGTTCTTTCATTGCCGGCAACTGCTTCAATATATCCGCCAGGCGGCGATCCATTAATTGACACGCCTGCAGGAGCCTGAACACGAATGCCGGCAGAGTTTGCGCGAATAAAAGTAAAGCGTTCACCACCGTCTGCTGCAGGAAGCAGCAGTGTTGATTTAACCGTCGGATTAATGGTCACATATTTCGCACGATCGTCATAAAGCTGAACCAAATACTGCGCTTCACCCACCGTGATTAAATCAGGGCCTTCTCCCTGGCGTTCCCAGTGCCACCATTCATTCGATGAAAAAGAACGGAGCCAGAGAGAGCCGTCGTAAGGGCAAACTGAAAGCTGTACGACATAATCATCGAAAGCAAACACCTGGACGAGGTGCGGCAATAAAGAATCGCGCGGCGCATTCGCCATCTCCTTGCCGGCAAAAAAACCAGAGTTCGTGTATTCATTCCAGTCGCCTTCAGCAAGCAGCACTTTCCCGTCACCAGCGCCAATGAACGCAGACTCTATCTTTTTCTTTAGCCACAATGTTCGGGCGGCCAGTTGCTTTGCCTGAAGGTTGTCGATTCCTTCTGCACCGCCCTGAACCGGATCGTCGATTTCAAGCTGATAAATTCCTGGTGTCCATTCTGCGATTTCAGGCAGCGTATTCATATCCATTATCTCCGATAATTTTCCAGAGGATGCACCGTTTAGGTGCCGCATCAATAATCGCGGTTAGCACGCCGGCGGGAATTGCCGGCAAATTCCCAATATCGATCGAGTAGTATGCCCAATGTCCACCACCGGAACGCCGGATTGTTCCATCACGAAAATAAATTCCGTTATGCAACTGTTCCGGCCGTCCTTCGATAATTTTTGCGGTTTCATATCCGGCGGCTTTTAAAATTGCACGAATTGACGCGACGGTTCCTTTTTTGCGATGCGTGTATATGCTGTTACTAATCAACGCGCGTTTTTCTGCTTCAGTCAGGTCGTCATCCCACGCATCAACACTCCATGCCCAAGCCAGCCAGGGAAGCAGTTCCGCCCGACAGGTGTCCGGATTCCAAAGCGTGCTGAAATCGTGAGGGATGTATGCAATTCTGCTGGCGGTAATATCCATTGCATGAATGCCACGCGGCTTGCGGACTGCACCGATCGCCGGCGCACCTGGAAGAATTGATGTTTCTGCGCGTTGTACCGTCATACATCTCTCCTCGGTACAGTGACGTTTACGTCGGTGCAAAAACCGGCTTCGCCGTCATTGATCACAATATCCTCTGCTGGCGAAATAATATGTACGTTTTGAACACCAGGCTGATGCAGTGCGGCGAAAATTCCAGATCGCGTAATGTCATGGCCACATCGGCGAATGCTCTCTTTATATGCTGAAAGGTTCTCAAGTGCGTTCTGTAAAACGACCATTGCGTCTGGGCCGTAATAAAGTGTTAGCTCCGCAATAATTTCATAATTTACGATCGCTGCGCTCATCACTCTTACAGTGTCACAAAGAGGGCGAACATCCTCCGCGCTTAACGCATCCATCACAAAAGGAAGAATGCCGGCGCGCTCACCCTCAACGAGGGTGCCTTCAAGCACACCGGTTAATGCCGTTGAGCCGGACGGAAAATCAGCATCAAGAGTAAATACTGCGCCGTTTTCAAAGGTCAGCTTCATACCTGTTTGTAAATCCGCCAGGACATCCGTGACTGCGATTAATGTTGCGCCGTCTAAATAACCTTCAGGGTGTGTGATCCGTGCGCCGGAAGTAGAACCGTCACCATCCTTGCTTAACACAGAAACATTTACGCGGCCGCCGATCTTCGGATTCCAAATATCGACATCCCTTATATTCGGATGTGCCGACATCGCATGAAAACGATAAGCTCCGGTCGGGCCGGCAACGGAATAGCCTTCAGGCGCACTTGCCGTGCGCTCACGAAACGCTTCATCGTCTTCGCCGTCCAAACGTGCAATCAGGAGATTTCCTGCAGCAACATCCAAATGCGCGCCGGTAGCATACGCTAGCATGCACTGTTTCGCCTGATCGTTTATATCCTGCCGTAAAATCAACTCACGGTATGCCAGCGCGCGAATGACTTTTATTGCCGGATCGCTTTCAACGATCGCATTAAACGTGGGATCAAGCGAAAGCAGATAGGCCAATGATTCATTATAAATGGAATCGTAATCTAACGGCGCGACAAACTGCGGCATCGGAAGCTTACTTAAATCGATCGCTGTATATGTGTTTGTCATTGTATTTTTATTCCATCTAAAACGACAGGCTCTCCCGTCGGCGTGTAGTATCCTGTCACAACTACCAGAACGGATGCGTGGTGAACCGGTTCCGTATTGCCTCCGCCGCCGACGTTGCTGATCTCGACATGCGTTGTTTGCAAGCGCGGCTCCCATTTTTTTAATGCGCCGGCTGTAGCCGCAATCATACGCGCGCGATTCGCCACTGTTTGCGGCGCATCAATCAGGCTAAAAAGTTCGCTGCCATAATCACGCATCATTACGAGCGAACCGACCGGCGTGCGGAGAATATCTTCAACCGACTGGCGCAGGTGATCCAGTCCGCTCAGACGCTTGCCGGTACGTTTATCCATTCCGTTCATTGCGCCGGCTCCTTTTCGCTCCGTGATGAAAAATCGTCGAGTTCCTCAACCGGCACACCCCAGACGAACAGCGTGATCACGCCGAGCCATTCCAGCAGACAACCGAACGCAATTTTAAAATGGCATTTGAACCGGAATTTAAACGGTGTTTTTTTCTGGCAGATAAACATCATTTCCCTGCCTCCGGACTTTCGCACTCAATCGAGGTTGCATAGCCGCGATCGTCGAACGTGTGTTCCGCTCGCGTTACTGACCAGGAACCGGCGAGGTCTGATCCCATCGAGTCGTCAACTGTTACCGTTGCTTCCGCGCGGATGCGCGGCTCACCGTGGCAGGAAAACGTCGGCGCAGCACTCCCGCGTCCAATCCGGCGCAGTTCAGCATCCGCCGCGCGCGCGGCCTCTTCCGGCGACGCATAATTTCCGCGCATGGTTCTGATCGGCTCACCGCTGCCGGCAAAAATTTCTTTCCGTTCGGCGGCCGCCACATCGTGATAATACGCACGGACACTTTTAAAATTTGCGCGCTCAGCAACTGTTAAACGATAGCAGCCGGACTCGCCGGTTAATTGAGCGCAGATTCTGCTTTCAGAGGATTTCTGCTTATACAGCGACAGAAAAATTTCCGGCAGCTGCTGGCCGGTGGCCGTCCGACCAAGCGCTTTCGGAACGAAAATCAGCACGCCGCCATTCGGTTTAAATACCGCGTCATATTCCCTTGCCAGGCGCTGCAGAAAATGTGAATTGCTTTCATTCGTCTGGTCAATATGCTCAATCATAATCCGGCCGAGATCCGGAGATACTGCCGGCTTCAGGCCGCAGTCTTTGGCAACATCATCCACAACACCGCCGAGCCGCCGCTGATCCCAGGAACGCGTGCGCTGCTCTTTCAGTGCGGCGGTGATACCGGAAACAGTTTCAGATATTTTTTTGCCGTCGCCACCGTATGCACTGCGCGCGCGGATTAATAATTCGTGCGGAAGTCCGGAACGTTCATATTCATCGACAACGTACAATCCCATTTCATACACGCCGGATGAAACATAGCCGAGTGACACACGCAGTTCCGCGCCGGTTGTCGGCGGCGCGATTTTCAGATCGCGGTTATCCAGTCGCACTTCAACCGTGTCGCTTTCAAAACCGGCCTCATCTGTAACTGTCAACGAAAGCAGGCGATCACGGATTAAATCCGTGACGTCTTTATCATTCGCTGTAATTGTGAATGCCGGTTTCATCGTTTTTAAATTTCCTGGATTCTCCGGATGCGCGCATTCGGAACTGTTTCGCGCAGGCGTTTCAGCGCACGATCTTCGTCCGGAACGTCCGCGATTGTTTTCAAATAGATCGCGCGCAGAGACGGCAATTCATATTCAACCTGGAACGTGCGGCTTTTCGGCTTATTCACCATCTGTCTCCGTTTTTTCGCCGAGTCCGGAAAACCGATCGCAGTTGCGGAACATCGTGATCACGACGGATAGATCGCGCTGCGCCATATCAAGTTCCGTGGCATTCGTTCCGACAATTTTCCGGCGAACATTTTCAACGCGCGTTAATGCGCTCTGAAGCACCGTCCGGACGCGAACCGCTTCCGGTACCGGCATTTTAAAATCTCTCTGTTTCGGTCTTCCCATAACTCAATCCCATAGCTGAACAGTTTCTTTTTTCTCCGGACGCTTTTCCGGAGTTCCATAGTCCGGAAGGTTAATTTCAATGCCTGCCGGCAGGATCGGGCCGTGCGCGGCCAGTCCGATATTGGCCGCCAGAACCGCTTCAGTAATGCCGGCGCTCCGGCCGTAACGCCGGAAACAGATCGCGTCGACCATGTCGCCGTCTTTGGTTGTGTAAACGACAGCGGCCATGATTACGCATCCTCTCCGTAAATGCTCATTTTCATCGTGAACGTCTGTTTACGCGGCAGGCCGTTTTCGTGCAGATTCGTTTGTGTTTCCGTAACGCTTTCAATGCACCACCGATCGAACACATTTCCGAAGGAGTCACAAAGCAGTTGAGGTTCGCCGGTTCCCATCAGTTCGCGCAAACGGTTCATACTGGTATAACCGGAGCGTTCCGTAATGATGGTTCCGGAGAGTTCTATCGTATCATCATCAGGGCCGATGCTCTGTCTTGCCGGCAAGCGACGTGCGCGAGGCATCTTTGCCCAGCGCCACGAAGAGGATCGCTGCAGGCGATTGTACGTTGTTCCGGAAACTTCAAACACAAAGTCATTCGGTGCAACGCCTATGATTAGAAGAAACGATTTCATCACTAAAACTCTGAGTCATAAAGTCCGCCGCGTTCTCCCGACCGGACGCGACGATCGCGCGCGTCCAGTTCGCGCGCCACAGCCGCTGCAATATCTTCAGGACTTTGCCCTGGCGCGGGATTAATCGTGATCGGCGCGCTGACCACACTGGACGACGTATTATTGGCGCGCGCTTCAGTAATTGTTTTTTCCAGCGGAACGTAGTTCTGCTCCAGTGTGCTGTTCGGCGTGCCGGCAACAGCGACTCCGGCCATTGCGCCGGCGGCAGCGCCTTTCGCACCAAATCCAAAAAACGAACCGAGTCGTGAAAGAACGCCGCCGATCTTATCCCACACGCCCTTAAAAAAGTTTATGATCGGATTCCATGCTTTGAGAATTAAACCGAGTGGAGAAAAACCGAACACAGTTTTAATTACATTCCACAGCATCTGTGCGCCGGAAATAATTCCCGCCCAAAGCTGCTGGAAAAATCCTTTGATCGGCTCCCAGAATTTCACGATCAAAAATGCGGCACCGGCGACGGCCGCAATAATTGCAATGATCGGCAGGAACGGAGCCATTGCTGTCCAGCCGGCAACTGCGATCGCACCGAGACCGCTGACCATCGCCGGAATTGCGGTAATAAAACTCCACAAGCCAACCAATGCAGATTTTACAAGGGTAAGGCCGAATGCAAAAACTCTTTTCGTTGCGCCAAGTACAGCGCTGCCGAAAATCCGAAGCGCTGATCCAGCCGAAACGCCGTACACCTGAGAAAGAACCATCGCATGATTCATCATTGCTATCGGGCCGAGAATCGAAGCCACAACTCCCATCAGGCCGCCCAATGTAGCCAGCAATAAACCGAGCGCGCCAACGCCATACAAAATGACCTTTGCCCACCATGTATTCTTTTCCGTCAGAGCCGTGATTTTTTGTGTGAACTTTGTAATAAGGTCAGTCACCACGCGAAGCGGGCCGAACGAAAGACTGCCGAACGCGATCTGCAACCCTTCAACTGCACTCATCAGTTCAATAATTGAACCTTTCGTATTGTCCCCCATCTGTTTTTCAATACGCTTTGCAGCACCGGCTGAGTTCTCCAGAGCCTTTACAAACTTCGTGATACCGCCAGAACCTTCATCAGCCATCAGCTTTGTCATACCGGCCGCTGCACGATCATCGAAAAGAGTAGACATATTTTTCAGGAGTTCTCCGGAACCGAGTCCCTCCATCGCCTCAGCCAGTTCGCCGAGAATTGCAACAGGACTCCGCAAGTTTCCTTCCATGTCTAACAGGTCGATATTAAACTCACTCAGCAATGCGGCGGCATCGCTAGCAGGATTCGCAAGTTTTTGTAGCATGGCTCGCAATGCGGTACCGGCCATTGAGCCCTGGATACCGGCATCGCCGAGCATACCGGCCATCGCTGCCGCCTCTTCAAGACTCATGCCCGCAGCGTTCGCCAACGGTGCAACGTATTTCATTGAGTCACCGAGCATATTAATGTCGGTGTTTGAATTTGTGAATGCTGCGGCCATAACATCCGCGACGCGCGTCATTTCCGTTGCTTCCAGCCCAAAGCCAGAAAGGATGTTGCTGGCGACATCGGCGGCACGGCCAAGATCCAGGCTGCCAGATTTTGCGAGCGCCAGCATGGATGGCATGGCTTCAAGAATTTCCGAGGTTTTAAACCCCGCCATTCCGAGAAATTTCATTCCTTCAGCAGCTTGTATTGCAGTGAACTGAGTGGATGAACCTAACTGTCTTGCCTGTCGTTCCAGCGCCGCAAACTGATCAGCAGTTGCGCCGGTAACAGCCTTAACAGCACTCATGCTTTCTTCAAATTGCGCCGCGACATCCACTGCGTTTTTTATCGGACGCAGGAGTTTGTTGCCGGTTGCCGAGACCTGGCCACCGACGATAGTCAGGTTCTGGGCAAGCTGCATTCGCTTCTGATATTTTTCGAGCGATGCCTCAACTTTTTTTAATTCGTCCGCCTGTTTTTTAAACGCGGCGGAAACCCTGCCGACGGTTTCTTCAACGCGTTTCATTCCGCCGGTCAAACGATCGACCAGATTGAGTTTTAAACTGACACCGAGTTCTGCCATATCACTTCATGCCGTACATTGCTTTTGCGATCTTGTGCGCGTGCTTCAAACGAACAGTCAGTGTGTCGACATCCCAGCATTCCATCTCATCGAATGACGTGTGAAAGATTGCTGCGATGTCGCACATCATATTTTCTAACTGTTCTTCGGTTCCGGTAAAAAACCGGCCGTAGCCAGCCCTTCGTTAATTTTATTGAGGTCAGAAAATGAAATCTGATCCATGTCTTCAGGCGATAAACCGGACAAAGCGCCGATCAGGAGAATAGACTGTTCAAGCAGATCGTCTTTTTTTTGTGCATTCGCAATGCGAATGTCTTTAACGGTGGGTTTACGGAACTCCAGTTCCGTTTTTTCTTCGCCGGCGACCTTGATGGGATCATCAAGTTTGATTGTTACAGTTTTCATGGTTGTCTCCAAAACTGCCGCCGGAAATCCGGCGGCATGATTTTAAGGTTGATTGGTTGTTTAACTGACTTTACTGGCCGCCCAGTTCGCCGCTGCAGACGCAAGCGCGCGGGCAGTGCCGGCGTCGCCGCCTTCAAGCAGTGCGCGGTACACGAGCATCTGATCGACTTTGCCGATCGTCCAGACGTTATTCGCCGCGTCGATGTAGACCACGGTTTCGCTGTCGACTTTCATCTCATAGAAAATCACCGACATCTTGAATTTGGACTCGCTGTTTTCGCCAGGCTTCCATTCGCCGAGATCGGCTTCAGTGATTTTTCCGGTCAGATTAACAACAACGGAACCGACGTTCCCCATTTCATCGTCAATGACGGCGCGGAACTGAGCATTGATGGCGGCGTTCAACTGCAGGCCGGACAGCTTCAGCAGATGTTTGTCAACCTCCGCCAGAACCCATTCCGCTTCCAGTTTTTCAAAACCCATCGTGTAATCGATCGGAACATTCATTCCGCCGCCGCGATGCTCTTCAACCACCGCCGTAAGTTTCGGCGGCGTGAGGCTGGTAACTTTTCCGATGTATGTCCGCCCATCGACGAACAGATTGATATTTTTTAACTTTCTAGGCAGTGGCATATTGCGTTCCTCCGGTTACTCGACGATCGATTCCAGATAGTCGGTGTTCAGGTTGTATTTCATTGTGATTTTTTCCGCTAACGGATGGTCGCAGAAGTCGTAGCGAATCGTGAGGTGTCCCTGATTCAGATCAGCGGCCGTGTTTTCGTCTGGATCTGCCCATGTGTTTCCATCGACAATAATGCTGCGAGCTTTCAGACTCCGCAGATAGGCGTTCACGCCGGCGAGAATATCATCCACAAACCGTGCAGTGATCGGCCTGTCGATTGCCCAGAGGTGTGCAAGCTGAATTGAATCAGCGATAATGTCCGCGATCCGGACGCGTGTAACCTGGAACCAGTTTGAGTCCGATTTTTGGGCAACCTTGACACCCCACAACCGAAATCCGTCTTCACGAATGATCGTGTTGACGTGGAAACCGGCGAGGATATCTGCTTCGCAGGAAGAATCGCCCAGCTCAAAGTCAATCGGGCGGCTCGTGCCGGAAATGTTCGGAATGGTTGTGTTGCTCGGTGTCCAATGGAAGCCGTCCGTATTGTCGCGCAGAGCGAACATGGCGGCGGCTACCGGAGAGAACGGCCGTTCCTCGCCGGCAAGATTAAGAACCCACGGATCGGTCAAATAAACCCGCTTGTTGCCGATTGCGTTCACCGCAGCATTGGCCGCGCTGGCGTCAACATTCGGGCTGTCGGCAAAAGCGATCGCGCGAAGCCGGTCGGCAACGCTGCCGAGCGCAGTGGCCAGCGGCGCGGCCGTAATCGCGCCGTCCGTGTAATTATATCCGTCTGGAGCCGGTGCGATGAGCAGGCGCGGTTTCACGCCGGTTTTTGCTTTTGCCTTCAGCAGAGCGTGCATGCCGGTGAATTCGGCCGCGTTTCCGATCAGTGCTGGCGCGATCGGGCCGTTTACTGCACCGACGTTCACAACAACGATGATCGGACTCGTGATGCCGGCAATCATATCCACCGCATCCAGCAGTGTTCCGCCGTCTGTTGCACCGTCCGGCAGGATTGCTTTACGCAGTGCCGTTATTCTGCCGGCGAACAATGTCGGTACATTGATCGGCAGTTTTTCAAGATCAGCCTGCGGAGCAGTACCGACCAGACCGATGATACTGGTACGGACGGTCTCAATTGATCGGACACCGTCGTCTACCAGTTGAGTTTCAACGCCGCGTTGAAGATCACTCATTGTCTTTCTCCTTTTTATTTCTTGCGCTCGGTTTTTCTTTGAGACTGATTTTTCCCTGACCGACCAGCCAGCGGGCCTTTGAGTCAGTAAGCGTTAATTCGTCGCCTCTCCCGATGCGCTGGTTCCCGCACCAGAATTCAACTTGTGCGATATAGATTTCCTTTTTCACCGTTCCTCCTTAAAAACTGTCGCCGCCGGGCATAAGCGGGGTTCCGCTCACTGTGGCAGTGGCCAGTGTGGTTAATCCGCCAACATTCAGCGAGCCGGCGATGGTTACGTTTCCTGAAAAAATCACTGCGCCGGCGAACGTCACGTTTCCGGTGACAGTCGTTTCCGGAGCGGTCAGCTCGCAGCGTGCTCCCGCAATGATCTCCGCCGATTCATCCGCGATGGCCGTCAATGACTTTGCGCGTACGGATGCGGGTCCTTTGCATTCAATCTGCATCTCAGACGTGCCTAGGTCGAACTGTACAAAGGAACCGTCCGCGTAAATGACCTTAAAAATATCTTCCGAATTGTCGCCGGCCGGATTTTTTGTCGAGCCGAGCGACGCGACGATAATTCCCTGCGCCGGATCGCCGTTGTGAGAAACCACTAAAACCTGCTCGCCGGCAGTCAACGGATTCCAGACACGCTTCTTCCCCTGGCGCGGTGTACACCAGGGCAGCGGTGCCGTAGTGATCTCGCCGAGCTTTACGCGCGCACGCGCATTTTTCGTGTCGACGGACTCCACCGTGCCAACCTGGACTACGTTGGCGATCCGGCGAAGCGCATCGGAAAGCTGAAAATGTTTTTCGTGTTTACTCATGGGCATCGGTTGTTTTCGATAGCGTCACAAAATTGGAATGAATCGCGCACATGAACGGGTTCCGTTTTAGGGTTGAGTTTCATCTTCCAGCGCCGGACAGAACTTTTCAGGAATAGCGCCGTCCGGCCACGCGACGCCGTCGGTGTACATAATGTTTTCTTCATTCGGCTCACCGAGCAGAATCTGGTGACGCCAGGCGACGGCATTTAACGACACTTTAAGGCCGCTTAAACCGGCCGAGACGATGTTCTGCCAGGATGGTTGAACCGCACGCTGCACACCCGCAATTTCCGGAAGATTCGCGCGAAGCAGAACAAGCATCGTTTCGCTGACGTTTAAACCCTGCGTCATTTTGCAGGTGCCTTTGGTGATAATGAACGCAGAGAAAACCGTTTCGTAAGCCATCGTGTCGTCGCCGATATCTTTTGACGGCTGAGCGGAAAGAGCGGTCACAAAAATCGCCGGCGCTTGCACGATCATCTGCTGGATCGCTTTGTCATCGATCACGCCTTCATGAATAGCGACGTTGAATTTTTTATAGTTCGCGCGAAAAATCTCCACCCACGCATCCAGAGTTTTCGCAATTTTCAGTTTTTCCATTTTCAACCTCTATTTTTTCTGCCGGTTGTTGCGATAAACCGCGCGGCGCTCTGCTCGTGTTCCAGGAAGCGGCCGTTCCGCTCTCGGAATAAAATCCAGGCACCCAAAGGCACCGAATGAAAAAAGCGTGACGATTTGTCTTACGCTGACATTTGATCGCTGATCCATTTTTCGATCACTTCCGTAATTTCTGTTTCATTCTGTGCGCTGATTCCAAGATACGGCCGCGCCGGAATCCCGCGCGACGGAGCACCCCATTGGTGAGTTGCGGCGTAGACAAGATTTGTTCCGACTTCGACCGATCCGCCGTTGACCAGGTGAGTGAGGGAATCGCGCAGATCGCCTTCCAGTTCGAGAATCCCTCGACCTTTCGGTTTACGCTTTTTATAGGCCGGACTCAGATCTGCCCACGGCGAACCGTCGGGCGCTGTTTTTTCAACTCTGATCCGGTATTTCGTCTGACTGATAACCATCGCGCCGATCGCATCCAGCAGCGGATTAAAATCAGGATTCGCCAGGCGGGAGATCACCTCCTGCACATGGCGCATCCCTTCAGCGGTTACAGTAATCGCGGTGCCGGCCATAAAACCCGGAATTGTTAAGGAGCCGCCGCAACATCATTGGTTGCGGACATATTGAGCAATTCGTTACGAAACTGCGTTTTCGTTGCTTCAAATTCCAGCGCATTGACCGTACTTAAAACCATGTTGTATGTGCGATCGTGCGGCGTTACTGACCCGTTGGCGTTGCGAATAATGACGCGATGCGTTAGGCGCGGGCCGCGCTGGGCAACAATTTCGCTTACAATTTCAGCACATTTTGCGCCAGTGGTAATCAACGCGAGTACAATAATAATTTTTTTCATGATACCTCCTTATATTTATGGATTAATTAACTGGGCTTCTTTTACTGTGCCGTCCGGCGTGCGCACATACAGCACGTCATTAGAAAACCACATTCGGCCGTATTGATCTGGATTTGCCTGATTAAACAGAACAAGCTCGTCTGTATGCACAGCATTGTCTCTAACGGAGGTTTTATTATCTCCAGCCATAACAATATGCGTATGGTTAACTTGATGGTTTTTTCCGGCGAGCACACTGCCTTGAATAGGAACCGAATTTGAGAGCCCATCCACCGCGATAATAGAATTCTCAATATTTCCCCTAACGATTACAACATTTGCGTTATTCCACAGAGAAACCAGTGAATTTTTAATATCACCTTGAGTGTCAAAAGAAACATTTGTGCTGTTCATTGGATAAAACTGCCTGCCCAAAAACACAACATAACTCCCCGTAATCGAATCCGCTCCGTTCGTATTCCCGAAATTGGCGTTATTATTATGACTTTGGAGAATTACCGTGGAAGCGTCGGCCTGATAATTAAACGTATGATTCTTATTTCCACCGGCGGAATAAAAATAATATCCGGATTGCGGCCAATGTTTAACCGTAACATTTGCGCCCCAAAACGGCTTGATGCCTATCGTTCCATGCGTTCCATGAGAGGCTTCCGGCAGATTAAGCGTTCCTCTCCACCAGCGGTGTCCTAGGTCAGTGTGCGTGACAAGCGCAATGTGTCCGGGGAATGCAATATTTCCATTAGTGAGAGCGCCGTAATTAATCGTACTGTCTTGGAGCAGCTGCGGGTCAAATCGAATGATTCCTCCATCGCGCTGCGGGTTGTCTTGATACGAATGATCCCCAGTTTGTATTTTTAAAAATTTTCCATATCGCGCAACGACTGCTCCCCCCGGTTCTATTATGTCGGGCTTCCCGGTCCAGCTCATACCGTCAATATGCTGATAACTTGAATTATTCCATCCGATGATTTGCCATGTAACCTTATCAACACCGTAATAATAAACATATCCATAGCTTGCCGATGGCCAATTCTCATAATCATAAACAACAGGAAAATCATCTGAAATCAACCAGTTGCCATCAGCAAGACATTCGATATCGTAAAACATGAACTTACCGTTTGCGTTAGTGAATACCTCGCCAATATAATTCATCGTCGTGAATATATTATACTCACCGTCATAAACCGGATCTGGTGCTCCGGAAACCGTCGTCGGGATGCCGATGAGTTCCGGTGTTACAGTCAGAGAGCCGACAACGGTTCCGTTGGTAATCACAGAGCTGGCGGTCGATCCGGCCGGATGATAAATTCCAGCCAAAATACCGGCCGCCGAAAAAGCTGCGCACAAAAAAACCTTCCTTACTCTATTCCTCCGTTTTGCATGACAAGCATCACTGCGTTTCTCATCACATCCGCCAGGGCGCCTTGCACTGGCAGCGCGCCGAACAGCGACGCGGAAACTTCCATCTGCTGATAAAAGGCCGCATCAGTTGACTCGCGCATCAACGTTGCCGGAATAACAAGCTGAACATTAAACACGGCATCCCGTTGCGGCCGTGCGTCCAGAGTTCCGCCCATCAGCACCGGCTTTTTTGCCGGCAGTGTGTAAATAAAAGGTGTCGTCCAGAACGCCGCATTCGTAACCACATGCTCAAGCGCGACCTGTTGTCGCACGGCGTTCGTAACCACCTCGTCGTCGCGCAGGCCGAAAAAATAATTCGTATAAACCGCAAAGGTCTCGACCCATTCATAGGAAATATTCGTGACAATATTTTCAGGCGTATAGGTCATGGTTAAAAACTCGATGCGCGCCGGATCAATGCGAACACTGAAAGAAAGCCCCTCGTCTTCCTGCGCTGCCGCAAACAGGGCGGCAGTTAAAGCTGCTGTTAATAAAAACCGTTTCATCGTTGCTCCTTATGGTTGGATAAATTCGAGGCCGTTTGTTGTGCATTGAATGCTCCAGCCGTTCGTGAACTCGATCCGGCCGACAACTTTCAAAATATCGGTGTGCACCGTAACCACGCTTTCACCGTTCAGCTGCATGGCGCGAAAAAAAGCCGCCTCGGCATAATCGTTCACGGTAAACTGCAGGACATAAGAACCGTTCGAGACCGCCGGATATGTGTTAATGCTGTAGTCCATAATGCGAACCCAGCTGCCGATCCGCAGGCTTTCTGCCCATTCTGCAAACGGCTCCGAGGTCACGCCGTTCGTTGAAATAAACAGTGTGATCGTTGCCTGCTCATCTGCGACATCAAAATTTACGTCGTTTAATTTCAGTCCGGCGATATCCGACTGAAAGCTGAGAAGCGGATAGTAATTCTGCGCGATCGCAAAATAATTCCCGTCGCCTTCCATCTCTGCCGAACCCTCAGTTTCAGCCGAAAGGAATTTAAGTCTCCCGAACTCCGACATCGACCAGGTATTGTTCAACCGGATTTGCGAACCGCGCACGATCTTCGTGTCATCATTTGCATACGCGGCGATTTGCTGATCCGCATACTCGCGCGCTGTCGCCGCTTTGCCGTCGACATATTCTTTCGGTGTCAGATCACGCGGCATAGACGGATCGTCAACCACCTTCAGATTCGCCACAGACTTGGATCTTCCGGCTTCAGCAGCATTTTCATATCCAACGATCTGCGCGGACAACACGATTAAGCCGGGCGTCGCTCCTGGCAATGATCCGCCAGCAGTAATGCAAACAACGCCGTCGGTTCCGTAATACGGATACGGAAATTCTCCGAGCGGCGTGGAAATTGCCACGCGATAGGACGTGGCATTCATGTGTGACGATGCGTCTATGTTAAACCGCGCAATGCCGTTCGTTTGTACGGGACTTTGAAGATAACGGCCGGGCACAAGAAATATACTTCCGTCCGGCAGCAGATCTCCATCGGTCACCCAGCCGTCCCACGCCGTACCGTTTGCGATCACCGCTTCATTATTCAAGCGCACGGCGTCTTCATAGGTCAGCCCGATATCCGACCAGGATTCAATTTTCCGGTCAAGGATCAGCGCGTCCAGCGGCTGAGTGCCGTCGATGATCGCCTCTACTTTCGGTAGAGCATACGGATCAACCTCTTTTTCTACGCCGGGAAACATAATCCCGGCAAAACAGGCGCCGGCCGTGAACGCTGTGATAAGAAAAATCGCACGTTTCATTTCAACCTACCATTCAATCGCAGTAACGCGATTCGTTCCGGTTTCACTGACTGCCCAGATTGCGCCTTGCGGCACAGCCTGACTGCCGGACTCCTGCCAGGTACTAAGACGGCCGTCGAGAATGGCACCGCTTCCGGGAGTCGGCGGTGTGTTCACATTCACGCGCATCGTGCCGTCGGTTTCCATCATCATGATAAAACCGAGACGTGGGCCTTTTTCGATATAACGCAAAACAACCGTGCCGTTGGTTTCCCAGCCTGGATAAAAAATCGTCGGAGCGTTCGTACCGAGTGTGCCGGCGTTTTCGGCCATATAATGTTCAGTGCCGGAACGGATCACCAAACCCTGCGGAACCTGCAGTTCGGCCTGCCACGGCGTTCCGTCTTTCAGCAGCAGATTGCGCTCCGGCAGAACCTTGACCGCATTCGTACTGATCTCTTTATTAATTGCCGGCGCTGCAAAGACCGCAATCACGCCAAACAGGCAGGCAAGAACCAGAATGTTTAACACCTGGCTTAAAATTACTCCTGATATTTTCTGAATTTTTCCCATTGTTCCTCTCCGTTTTTTGTTTGCACAAAGACGCGGCTGCACCTCACAGTCGCCACTTTTTAAAATCCGATCGTCCTTCCTCAATAAACGCGTCGCCGCCGGCGGCTCCTGGTTTCTGCGCCTCTGGAATTCCGAGGTCTGCTTTTCCTTCACCGATACGCCGCAATAGCGCGACGGCGTTGTCGCGCCGTTCAGTAATAAAGTCGGAGATCGTCGTTTCGTTTCCGAGCAGATATGCGGCGATATCGCACACCGCATTTTTCAAAGCCTCCGGAATAAAGGTCAGCGGCATTGCGTATCGGGCGTTAAGGTAGACATTCGCCTCGGCCGAAGCATCGGCCAGCGCTGCAGTGATCCGTTCAATATCCAGTTCATCCGGACACGGACAGCCGTCACAGTTGTCCGCATCGATTCCGGCCAGCGTAAGCAGCCGCTGCCGTGTCAGCCGTTCTTCCAGATCTTCTACCGTTGCGTATGCCATTTTTTACCCTTTGTTCCGTTTTGCCAAACCGGCGGACAGCCGCAGATATTCCTGCTCAAGAAAGTCTGTTAAATCATCCAGACACCGGAGATCCGGACGAATCAGTAAACTTTCAGGCCTTCCGATCTCTGCATCGAATCCGAGTTCCATACAGATGCCGTCAACCAGCTCCAGCCATGCCAGTGTTCGCTCAACGCGTTCCTGTTCAGACCGAGTTAAAGAAAGACGCCGCACTCTCCGGCGGTTTGGGTCGGCAATAACCCTGAATGCGCTCAACACACCCGGCTCAAAAAACTGATATTCTCCGGCTCCGGAAATACGGATGCACCCGCCAAAACTCCGGTTCATAGAAAAACCGGAAAAACGGATTTTAAAATCCGCCGGACGGACTGCGTTTTTTACTCTTTTTTTACCCTTCATTTCTGAATCTCTGTAAATTCCCGCCGTTTTCAGCCTGCGCCCCGCCACGGGCTTCAAATTTAAACAGCCAAATTTGAGCATTAAACACCACTTCTCCCCGAATCCGCCCGTCGATCAGGGCGCGCAATCAAACGCGCCCAAATCGCCGTTTCTGGCGGTTCGGCTTAAACCGGCATCATGCCGTCTTGAACCGTGAACCGCGTTTCGGCGCGGATCGCAGCGATCTGCTCCGGTGAAAACTCGGAAACTGCGACGATCGTCTGACCTTTCGGCCAGTGCCGTCCGGCGCGCCAGAGTCCGCCCGGACGTTTGCAGGTCACACTGATCGCCGGAACCGGTTCTGCCGGCGGCGGCAATGCGTCAAGAACCGCCTGCGCTTCAGCGACTGCTTTCTGCAGGTCGGCATTTTCCGGATCAGCGGCGAGTGCGGTTTGCGCGGCCGCCAGATTTTCCTGCGCGGTTTTCAGCGTGGCGATGGTTACTTTCTTTTTCGCCGGCGCTTTTTTAGTCGTTGCCGGCTTTTTCGCTTCTGTAGCTTTCTTTGCCATGAGGCTCTCCTTTCAGAAAGGTGATTAACGGGTTCCGGATTCCGAAAATCTGAACTCGTCAATCACCTGTCTGCAATGCTTAGTTCTGCGCGCCGGTGGAACCGTAGATCAGTTGCGGCAGAGAGAATCCAGCCGCGCCGCGCGCTTCGATCGAGAACTTATAGACGCCGTTATTGAACACGTCGTCACTGGCTTCCGTCTCCTGGTTAACCGGTGTCGGAGCTTTGCGTTCCTGGAAGATGAACGGTTTGATCGGCTGCGTGGTATCCATCAGGAACCAGGCGGTGGTGCTCGTCAGCGCACGGCAGACAAAAACTTCGGCGGTGCCTTTATAAATGTTCGTGGAGTTGTCCGCGAACTTCTCAGCGGTCAGCAGCATCTTTGCGGTATCTTCAAGCGCCGGAGGAACAACCAGCAGATTCGGGTTGAGTTCCAGCGGACGGCCCGCATCATTTTTCAGATTCTGCATCTGAGTGCGTGCCGCACCATAGCTGGCTTGAGCTTCAGCGAAACTGCCGCATTTCAGCTTTTTCGTTCCCTTGTTGCTGAACACCTTGCCGCCCTCCAGCGGATGGTCGGCATCAATAAACGGCTGGCCGTCAAAACACTCTTTCTCGAACGCTTCATTCAGCGCGCCAAATACAAGCTGATCCGGCCATGCGGCAGCGGCTTCACCGTGTGCGCGTGCCATTGCAGCGTATTTTCCGGTCTGATCATCTTCCAGATCGTCACGCTTCACGCCGATGGTCGCTTCATACGGTTTGTTTTCGATGACATACTTCGCCGCTTCCAGACCCTTGACCTTTTTCGGGCCGATCCATTCGCGAAGGTTCGGCCACATGTCCTTAATCCAGGCATAATTTTCAATGCCGGTTTTAGACGGGACTTTCGTCGCGATTTTTTCCCACTGCGGTTTCGCCTCTTTCAGCGCCTTGTGGAAAGTGGTTCTGACGTTTACGAAAAACGCCTTGATATTTTCTTTGTTGATTAACATCTCTTTTACCTCTCTATGCTTTGTTCAACCTACCGCGTCTCTACCCACACGCCGTCGCTCTCGACCGCCGTGCAGACTCCCGCCTCAACGCCGGAATCATCTGCGCAAACAGTGACGCCGTCCTTGAGGTAAACCGTCTGGCCGACATCCGCCTGAACAACCGGATCAGTCGCGTCGTTGTTCCACTTGAAAATGCCGCGCCGGACTGCGATCATCTGATCGCCGTCGGCACCGTCAGTGTTATCCACGGTCTGTTCGGCACGGCCGAGAACCTTGGCGAGATCGGTGTCGTCTCCATCAACGGCGTAACCGTCATCATTGAGTCCAACGAGTTTGCCGAGATAGAGTTTCTGTCCGGCGGCAATTTTAAAGCCGAGCACATCGGCGTTTGCGAGTCGTTCTGTATTGCGTTCCATTTTTCCCTCTATGGTTAAGGATTAGATTTCAAATTTCCGGCTGCAGTGTTCCGGAGATCAGCGAATTAAAGTCCGCCGTGTTCCTTCAGTTCTTCCGGAGTGTTGCCGAAAATTTTCGCCATTTCTGTCGTCGCGGTGTTCAGCGCGGTTGGCTGTTCCGGTGTTCCACCGGGCGCGGCCTGATCGGAAAGAACTTCAGGACTGACCTTCATCAGTTCCTGGAACGTGTTCAGCGCGGCTTCGTCCTTGATGGTTTCTTCGTAGTGCTTGCGCTGTGCCGGAGTGATTTTCTTCTCCGTCATGGCCGTGTTGAGCGCCGTTTCAAGCGTCTGCTTAAACGCTGCATCTTTCAGCGTTTTCAGTTCGTCTTTCGCGGTGTTCAGCGCAGTTACGGTTTTATCGTGTTCCGCTTTCGGAACAACGTCGCCCTGAGCATTCAGCGCGGTTTGTGCAGACTTCAGCGTCTGAATTGCATTCTGTGCGTCGGTCTCTGTGGCGTCTTCTTTCAGACCCAGTGCAATAAGTAATGCCTTTAGCATCCCTTCCTCCTGTAGTTTCCTGTTTACGGTGGCGGCTGTGTTCAGTGCCTGCACCTGCAGGTTCTGCTTGTTTGTTAAACCGGCACCTTTAATGAAAGTGATTTCGAGCGTTTCAGGATCGAACTCAAAAACAACCGACGCGTAGCGATAGTGTTTGTTCTTGATGGCGTTCTGTCCGAGGTCATTCAATTCGCACTTGCCGTCGATGCCCGCGGCGGAATTGACTTCGAACTGAGAAAACCAGCCGAACGCCGGCGAGTTTGTTTCGCCCAGATACATGCCGTGGTTTTCATCCAGCGATGCGCCATGCGCTTCTTTGTACGCATTCGATGCCATTGCAACCGCTGCCGGATCGCCCATCTTCCAGTAACGGCCGTCGCGTCCCTGGACAGTTCCGTCCGGCGAGCGCGGAATTAAATTGATATTAATCGTGTCGCCGTCACCGGCTGTGTTCAGCGCAGTAACAAGATGCGCTGTTTCAACCTTCTGTACTTTCTTTTTTCCCATTTTTTCTCCAGTGCGATTGTTCTATATTTTTCTGCTGCCTGAGTGAGCCGGAACAGGTTCCGTCCTTGACAGACTCACTCAGCAGGTGCATATTCCCGCTAACACTGAGGTGCGTGACACGGTGAAATTCTGTCGGCCGTAGGACGCTCGCAAGAGCGGATCGCTTTGCAAGGTTCAGGACAGGCCTTGCCGCACCTCAGGGTTATTCCTCTCCTTCACGCAACACCTCGAATTTCTTCCGTGCCTGTTTTAAATGCCGTTCCTCTGCGCGGTGGAACGACTGAACATAATTCTCCTTTTTGTCTTTGGTGGTTTTCACAACGGCACGAAACAGTTTCCCGTCATGCCGGTAATAAACAGAGTTCTGGCCGTCTTCGCGGAATGCAGTACCGCGCGCAATCAGATCGGGAAGCCGGCAGTAATCCTCATTGCTCAACTCGGAATGTCCGGCGCTTCGTGATGTGTTCCCGTCCTGCTTTTTCATTGTGTCGCCGGAGAGGTAAACCGTGTGCTGCTTGGCACCCATGATTCCCTGAGTCTTCTTATCCATCACGGCCACAGGGAAGTTCCCTTTCGGATTTTCCCGCCACCGGCCAACGGTGTCGGGTTGCATCCAGGCGCGATGAACGGCCGTGGCCGCATCCGGCGAAACGGTGTTTAACTTGCCTTTAAAGCGCTGCAGTTCTTCCTGCTCTCTGGCGCGGCCAGGGTTGGAATTAAATCCAGGCGTGACACCGCGCGGAACTCTCTCGCGTTCGCCGGTACGTTCATTAAACCATTCGACCTCGCCGAGGTTCGGTCGCGCGGAAACACCACCGGCGCGCTCGGCCTGCGCTTCGCTCAACTGCTGCACCCAGCACTTGCATCCCCAGCCGTTCGGCGGCATGTAGCTGTTCCACCACGGATCGTCTGCCGGCAGAATAGTTCCTTCCAGTGCCGCATGCTCCGGACGGTGTTTTTCAGACGGGCCGAGTGAATAACGCAGATATGGCAGCAGCGCTTTTGTCCGCTCGATCTTTTCCCATTTGCCGGCGGCGCGCGCCGTCCTCATATTGGTTTGATAAATTGTTTTCAGGCGATGCGGAGAGCCAAGCTGAACTTTTTTTGCGACGCCGTCTTTCGGATCGACTGCTTCTTTCTTTCCCCACCAGCCGAGCCGTTCAAGTTCCGGCTGCAGATTCTTTTTGAACTCCTGAAATGTTTTTCCGTTTGCCAGGGAATCGTCAACAGCGCCGCGCACGGATTCGAGAACGTCCAGCGTTGTTGCTTTGGCAACGGTGAACGCATGCGCGTGTTCCTCATTCCACACGTCACGATAATCGAATCCAACCTTCCATCCTTTGGATCGGAAAAAGTCGATTGCTTCTTTCGGCGCTGTTCCGTTCTTCGCCATTAGACGGTCTCCGCGTCTCCCTCACCGCGAGCGATAAACGTGGCGAGCGCCAGTCCCGTTTCCAGTTCGCTCAGATCGGCTTTATTCAGCGCATCAGGCAGGCGCGCTTTAAATTCCTCAGCGGTTTCGCATTCCTCGGCCAGCGCTTCGATCACGTCCTTGATCGGCGTCATTTGTTTTTTCCAGCCGTCGGTTGCTTCCTCTTCGAGTTCATCCACGACGTCCTGCTCGGCGTTATTCAGAGCCGTTGCGGCTTTCCGCTTCACTGGATTCTTTCTATTAAAGGCCGTTCCACCCGCATCCGGAGAAAACGAGGGAGGCACCAATACCTCTTCATTTTTCTCCGGATCGGGCAGTCCGGCCATATCACGAATTGTTGATTGTCCGACTTTCAATCCAAGCGGAACCGTCTGTGCCAGGAACCCGCCAAGTTGGTTGAGATCGGCAGAATCTTTAAACACCCATTTAATCGCCGGATAATTTTCCTGCGGGCCGAAGTTCAAATCAATGAACGCCCGAACAAGATACATGTTCAGCGTGGCGGCCATTTTCCGCGCATCCTTTTTCAGAATGTCTTTGCGAACTTCACCTTGCTCGGTGTCGTTGCCGAGTTTTCCTGGCGTGCCGCTGACGCTGGCCGTCTGCCCAAGAACAACCTTTGATATCTGATCGTTCATGTAATCAGCGGTTGTTTTAAACAGAACGTGACCGCCGGCGGCGGCGGCCGTTTCAATAAATTCAATCTGCATGGACTCCGGAATAATCGCGGCCGCATCTGCGCCGATATTCATCACGGCGCGCTTCAAAATATTCCGATCGACGTTCGTTGAGCTTGGGCCGTACTTGCCGATACGCATCGGAATGCCGTACAGTTCAATGAAACGCATCCAATCCTTGACGGTGTAATTAACACACATGTGTGCAACCGCCGCGACGCGTGCGAGGCCGCCCGCCGCAACAAAGCCGGACGGCTTCAGTTTCGGATAGTGAATGATGTATTTAAACGGCGCGAGCGGCAGGCCGTCTTTATTGTCGCGATCGCGCAGGCGCAATTCCGCTGTTTCTTTCGTAAACTGAAACCAGCGCTGATCCACTCGTTTGTATTCGCGCGGATACCATACCGCCGCATCGGTATTCCAGATCATTTGACTGACCGCGAAACCTTTTCCGAGTCCGTCCAGCAGATCTTCCACTAGATCGGTAAACTCCGGCCGGCGCAGCAAATCCCACACCGCGTCTGCCTGTTCCTTCGCGGCGGCGGAATCATCAGCGGATTCAACAGTCGGTTCGATGCCGGCAAGCGCATTTCTCCTGGTGCCGAGAACCGACTGATAGTGCGGATTAGATTCCTCCATATCATCGGCCAGCGTGATGAATTCAGAAATTTCACCGGTTCGTAACGCAGTGAAAATTCCGTGCAGCCGGTCAGGAGTGAGATTGGTTGTTGTGCTGTCAACCCAGATGTCACGCACACCGCTGATCGGCGTAGCAATGTCTTTATCCAGATCGTCAAATTCGATCGGGCGTCCCAGATGATCATAAAGCGTTGGATTTTTCATGCGTTGTTCCGTTTCGTTAAAAGAGGTGTGGCGCGGCTGGGCAGTTTTCCTTCTGCCGTGATCCTCGTTTTTATTCCGGCGTTCGCCACGGTTCCGCCTTCCGACAGCCGCATGTCATTTTGTGGGTATTTAAAAAATCGTTTCATTACATCAGTCCGAAGCTCGCTGGTTGTGGATTGTCTTCATCGAAAAAGTCCGGCGTGTCTCTGAACCGTTGCTCACCGGCCGGTTTGCTGACGGCCGGTTCGTAGGCGTAAACCTCCGGCGCACATTTCGCCGCATGCAATGCCAGTGCGAGTGCCCAGAAGCGGTCTGCGTGGCCGTTAGTGCCGCGATCGGCGGCGAAGCGGACATTGCCGCTGGCTGTTTGCATTTTCTTAACAGCGCGCAAATCTGCGCAGACATCGCGATCGTCCGGAATCCGGACAGTGCGATCCTCGAATGCCGCGCGTAGCGGATAGGCAAGTTCCTCTTTCACAGCAGCAGTGAACGTCACTTCCTCAATCCGGTATTCGCCAAAGCGCTGTTTCGCGCGCTCGGCGAACTGACGGCCGATTCCGGTGTTATCAATGCAGCAGCGCCGTACGGACGGCAGCTCAAGAATCTGATACAGAACCGCTTCCTGTTCAGAGAATGGCACGTTGTCCAGAACGATCAGCCGGCGCGTGTAGAATACATCGCCGAGTTTTTCCAGAATCCAGATCGCGGTAAAGTCACGCACGCGGCCGATATCGACACCGACGTACAGCGCGCCGGTCAACGGCAGTTCCCATTCATCGCCGAACCGGTACGCGCAGGACGTGATCATTTCGTAAGAGAGAAACGCCGTTGCGTCATCCGACGGAACGCACATGTATTCCTGATTGAATGTTTCTTCATCGGGACAGCCGGCGCGGATAAAATCATAATAAGCGGCGGCGTCCATAAACTGGCGCGGATCATCTTCCGGCAGTTTCGCTTTCAGCTTATTCAAAAATCCCTGGTCAAGTGCGTCCTGCAGCGTAACGGTGTGCAGCGAGAAACCTTTCGGGTTTCCTTTGTGTTTTATTTCCTCGACCAGCTCATTGAAGAAATTCTGCGATCCACGATGTGTTGAAATAATCTCAAGCTGTCCGCCCCAGGTGATACCAGGAAACGCGATCGAATAAAGTTTGCGCGGATTCGGATGCAATGCAAATTCATCCAGCACGCGGTCTCCGCGCTTACCGGCCTGTGCGTCCGGATTACTGCTCATGCTGTGAATCCGGCAGCCGTTCGCAAGCTGCAGAACGTAAGCGGAAATTTTCTTTTCTTCGTCGATGATCTGATCACCGAGGTCTTGAATAACTGTCTGCAGGATGTGTGCGAAATTATTACAGTCGTCTTTAAACAGCCGCGCCTGCAGATCGTCACGGCTGGAAATCCACGCATCGAGCTTGGCGGTTTTTAGACTTTTTCGGCGGACGAGGCCGTAGGCCGTACTCCAGCTTAAACCGATCTGGCGGCTTTTCTCCATCAGCTTCAGACGGCTCATGTCCTGAATCCATCTGGCCTGATACGGTAGAAAAAATTTATCGCCGGTCTTTGACATTTTAAAATCCGTTTAAAGCAGCTTTAACGCCTCTTCAGCTTTCCGCAGGTTCTCCTCGGTCGGGCCGGACTGAATAATTCCCTGCAGTGCTTTTTTACTGGCATCCATTGCGCGCCGCGCCTCGGCCATCCATTTCTTCTGGCCGACCGTTGCGCGGTTCAAATCCGCGAGCGCAGAAATGAGTTGATGCGGCTTCGCGTCTTCGAGTTTGCTGAAATCGTAATTCTGGATTGCTTCAAAAAGCTGTACCTGCACCATGCGGATCGTTGCATCGCCGACGGCGTTCGCGTCGTCGCCGATTTCACGGCTCAGCATAATCGCCATGTCAGTCGATCGGCGGATGTTCTGCACATACTCTTTGTACTCTTTACCGAAACGACCGAGTGCGCTGCGCGAAATTTCCAGGCCGCGTTCATTCAGCACCTGCAGCAGTCCGTCGTAGTCTGCGAATTTTCGTCCCACAAGCTGCTTTTCCAGCCAGGCGCGATCTTCTGGGTTCAATCGGTCGATTGTGCTTAGAGCCGGCATGATTGACTCCTGTTAATTAGCCAGTCCGGATTCATCCAGATACGCGACACCGGCTTCCGTGATCAGGAAAATTTCAACTGATAGCGAAAGTTCTTTTTCCGCAACTTCAACCATCTTGTTTGCAATCAGATATCGGAGATGTTTACGAAGCTCGGTTTCATCGACATCGGGAAACCCGAACCGGATAAGATTTTTCCGGATATATGGAACGCGCATTCCAATATGGCGGGTGCCAAATAAAATTTGAAGAATCGCGTCTCTGAACATTTCTTTCTGTTCCTCTGTCATTGTGGTGCCCCCTGTTATTTGGTTCTGCTGATCAGCGCATCCAGCTTGGTATCCATCCGCACTTGAGTCTGATTCATCATTTCGATCTGTTTGTTTTGCGCGGCATTCGTTTCACGAACGGCACACAAGCTGGAATTCACTTCCTCGCGGAGTTTGTTTACAGCGTCGTAAAGTTTTGCGCGGGTCTCGCGGCTGGATTTTTCGCGGTCTTTAATCTCCGCATCAATGCGGTCAATTTTCTTGCTCATGCCCTCGAAGCGTTTGTCGATCGACTTGTCATAAGCCTTTATTTTTTCATCGATCTCGCTCGTGATTGACGGCTCGCGCTTCGTGAGCCTTTTGATTTGCAGAATCCCGATCGCTGCCTGCATAACAATGAAAAAACCGCTGCAGAGAATCAGCCAGAATGTGCCTTGCTGAATCAGCGGGACGGTTTCGTTAACGCCGTAAGTAATTGCATCAGCGGCGGGTTTAAAACTGTTTCCAAAGAAAGCGAGCAGCATCATTTCGGTTTCGTTCCTTTCGCGGAGATGATTTTTTCCAGAGAACGTCCGCCGGTATAAACGCCGAGGCCAACCATCACGATGTCGAGAATTTGCGAAGCTTCTGTTTCACTGAGATGCACCGGCGTAAATCCGAACCAGCGCGCGACAAGCATAATCACGAACGCGATCATCGTGAGCGGCCGCCAGTTCCCCTGCAGCCACCAGCGCGCGCCGGCCTCCGCCTGGACAACTTTACTCTGCGCTTCAGCGATCGTCGCGTCGCGCTTCGCAAACTCCGCCGCCACCGCCAGCTCTTTTTCACGCAAGGATAGTTCCGCCTGCTTTAAAAGAAGATCGAGTTCCGCGCGCTCCTGCTCCGTGAATTTTCGTTTATCAAAAAAACTCGTGATGCTGCTGACGATGGTGCCGAAATCAAAGTTAAGTGAAAATGTTGACGCCATTATGTTCTCCGGAAAATACGGCCGGAATGCACCGGCCGCATTTGATTAACGGCGGCGGTTATTCCGCAGACTTCTTGTTTTTCCGCCAGGCGGCAAAGTCCTTGCCGATACTGATCGACTCCGTGACATCTTTCGCCAGATTGAGCATGTTCTCGAACAGCCGCTCTGCCAGCACTTCAGCGTCCTTGTCGGACAGCTCGAATTTCTTCGCGAAGTGGGCGACAATCTGTTTGCGCTCATCGTCGTCGAGGTCTTGCAGTTCCGCCGGTATGTTTTTCGCAGATTTAACCACGCGCAGTGCGGCCGGCAGATGCGCGGTCAACTGCATCGCTTCAACAGCGCTTAGTTTTCCGTCGTCCAGTTTTTTGTCGAGATCACCGCCAAGCTCCAGCGTGAAGTCCATCGCTTCGAGAATCGAATCGATACCGACTTTTTCTTCAGTTTCCATGACTGCTCCTTTGGTTAAGTTACAGTCGCAATCATGGTGGGAACGGCGTTCGGTTTAGACATGAACAAGTTCCGTCTTTGTGTTGATTTTTCTGTTTGCGTCGCTAGCGTCCAGCCGTACAATAAAACCATGTTAAAGTGGAGTGAAAGAGTCGAGCGGTCGCGGGACGGTTTCCGTCAATTAAAAACGGAATTTCAAAAATTAGGTGCTGAATTTAAGGCCAGACGTACGCCGAAAAAAAGCAAATCCAAGCCGCAATTAATCAAGCGCGTAACACCAGAGATGGTGCAGGAAAATTTCGCAAAAAAACGCGCGGTCGATCCACGTCTTCTTCCATACATAAAAATTAACTCCGGTTGTGATGAAAAACTCTGTCCGGTTCACGCAGAGTATTTTGATAAATTCCTGCCGCACGGACATCCGGCAATGTATTCCGAATTTCGCAAACATCCAGATTGCCAGTGCTGGATGCAGAATATTTCCGAAGCACAATATCAACGAGAGTGTAAAAAATAAGCTCCGGAGTTTCCTCCGGAGCTTCCGTGCTTTTCCTTGCCGTTGCGCGCGCGGCATCGCATTGCCAGGCCATGCCTAGCACCGAAATTTAAATCTCAATCACATCAAACCGTCCGAACATGCCTTTGTTTTCCGGACGGAAATCGCCCAACCCAACGCGCCGTCCGGTATCACGTACAATCGTTTCAACCTGCTCGCGGCTGAGCAGTTCAGGATCGTACTCCAGTTCAAAATTCAACGTCCACTCATTGAGACGTGGACGGTGCCGCACAATGCGACCTTTCGTTGCCGGCACAACAACCGAACGGGAATCCACTGTAAATTTCCGGCAGCCAAGCGGAAGCTGCTCCGCTGTGATCAGCAGACACGCCGCCGCGACAGATTGCAATGAAGCGCGTCCTTTGCCCTTGCTGTATTTTGCGCCGGAAATCAGCGCGCGCTGCATATTAATTCCAGGGATGAAAAGCTCGCCGCCTTCCGTCCGGTAGGCTGCAATTTCCGCCTGTTCCTCTGCCGTCATTTTTTGCAATCCAGGAACCGGCTCCAGCAGAAAGCGGTTCATTAAAAGCGGACTGATGCCGCGTATTTTTATATTCATTGTCCGTACCATTTTTTCGTCCTTTCTATTTTCCGGCACGTTTAAAAACCTTGCCTTGTCGTGCCAGTCCGAGCCATGCCAAGCAACGCAGCGCCTCGCATCGCCGATTTTAATTAATCCCTTTTAAAACCCATATCTTTCAGTGTTGAATGATAGATTCGGTCGATCGCGTCCTGATTCACCGGCGAATCGTTCACCAGCGCGCAGAACAGTGCGGCGATTTCCATTGTGCTGGACAATCCGTCTGCCAGCGTCATATTGCGGATGCGTTGCTCCACATCCGGATTGTTATGCGTGAACTCATTTAGCGCCTGAACCAGCAGGCAGAGTTCGCTATAGAACAGCGTGCATTGCAGCGCGCCGCATTTGCAGTCATTAACCGTCATGATACGTCCTTCCGTTGTATCGCGAACCGCTCCCCGAAGTGGTGGCTTCAGTACAAAAAGAGGCTCGCACCCGCTCTCCACCACAGAGACAACCGGAAGGATTGTCTGCCCCGAAGGACAAAGCGGGCACGAGCCATAATGACTAGTGCTTGGATTTTCCAAGTTGTCTGTTCTGTGGTGGAGAACAACGCGAGGAAAATCTAAATTTGAAAAATTGTCAAGCATGACGATTAACCAGTTGGTGACGGACGGCTCGTTCGCGGATCGCGCGTTGCAGCATGTTTCGCGCCTGTGAATAAATCCGGCCGTTCGCCTCGTGGAACTCAGCCACCGTCGCGCGCCGGTTCAAAATATAACCGGAAGTGGTTGCGATTACCTCACCGTCGCTGGCCGCGACGATCGCGCGGCAGGTGCGCTCACTCCAGCCGAACATTTCCTTGAACCGATCGGTGTGAATTACACGAATTTCCGTCAACGCGATCTTCATCGTATTCACGCGTTGCGTCAGTAAATCTTTTTCTTGAGCCTTGGTTTTCGAACGCTGAACTTTTTTAACAGCATTGGAATGCCCCCACGCCAGCAGGTCTCCGGTTGCACAGTTCATTAGCTTCTCCCCATTATTTTATTGTAGCGACGTGTTGTTCTGCGGCGGTTTTCCCGCCAGATCATTTTAGAGATTGCGCGCTCAGAGCAGTTGTATTCGCGAGCCAACACTTTCATGCTTTCGCCGGAATTGTATCGCCGCCGGACTTCAGCCTGGCGGATCACGGTGAAATAATGATGCTCTCGCGGAACAGTAATGCGCTCGCCGCCAAACACCGCCGCCAGTTTTTGCGCAGTCTCCAGGCCGACGGCCTTTGTCAGATTATGTTTTTCGTCCGGCTCTTTTGGAATAACGATGTCTAGGCCGCCCAGCTTGTCGACAAGATCAAGTGCGCTTTCAAATCCGATCACGCGCGCAACTTCCTGAAGTAGTGCCGTAAACTCGGAAGTGTCCACCGGCTCGTCCGTTATCGTTAAAGCAGGGACTCCGTTCATGAAAGAAAACTCAGACATGCGCCACCGCCTTTCTGCGTCCGCCGTGTTTCTGTTGCCGCTTCGTTAGCGCCGCGATCACGGCGCGCAGTTGTTTCCGGTCGAGCGTGTCGACGCGCAGGACGCTCGCACCGAACATACGCTTGGCAATGCCGTCCGCGTAATCCCATGCCAGCCCCTGATCGGCGAGAAGCGCGCCAACTTTTTCAAGTTGCTCTTTGTTCTCGCTCCAATCGATGATCCCTTTCGGACGTCCACCGGCAGGGCCTTGTTTCCGTTTCGCGCGCGGATCGTTTTTCGCCTGTTTAATAATCCAGACCAGGTGAATCCAGAAACGACGAGCGTCCTCAATAGAGCATTCGCCCAGACTTGGAATGCCGCAAATCTCCATCTGCTCATAGCGCCACAGATTGATCTCCTTCGGTCTGCCGGCGGCAGTCCAGGCTTCCTTCACCTTTACGAATATTTTTTTGCGTTCGTCATTTCCGATATTCATACGGAACCTCACAGCGTTGTATTTCCCTCAAGTTTCGGCTCGATCCAGAAACTTTCATCCTGCTTCACACGGCAACCGACAGCCGCCAGTTCGGTATCATTCAGACGCGCCTTCATTGCGTCCTTGTCCGGAGTGCTTTTTGTCACGATAAACTCCGGCCGTCCGGCGCTGATCAGCGCGTTGACCACTTCGTCCCACGTCCACTTCCGGTTCAGCAGCGCCAGCGCCGGAGTGCTGGATCGGAAGCCGAACAGCGCCAGCGATGTTTCGCCGCTTTTCTTTCCGGACTGGAAGATTTCGGCACGATGCGACAGCGCATATTTCTCGGCCTGCGCGAGAAGCCCTTTAATCTTCGTTTTAACGTCGTTTATGTCGTCGTTAAACGCTTCCTGTATCTCCTGCAGCTTTGCGTCACGCTCGGCTTCCAGGCGGCGCTGTTCGACGCTCATTGCGGCGACGTCATTCAGCGCCTGTTCAAACTCTTCGCGGGTTTCAAATCCTGAACTTTTTACGCGCGCCATAATTAACTCCTTTTTTTGATGATTGGTTTTTTGTGTTGAGAGACGGCGGCAACCACTGAGCTATGAGCTATCTTTCTCGATTCTTCTGCGCTGATCCCGAAGACCGCGACAGAAAGCCGCTCACATATTTCAAAAGGAAACGCCGATACTTGGTCGATGACGCATGTCGTCGGAAGATATTTGGCGACGTTTTCCTCAACGATCACAACAGCCCAGCATCCCGCATCGATTAACGGATACAGTGTGCAGCGGCCGCGACCTTCCAGACGTTTGTTTACTAGAATCTGCCACAATAAATTATGGAGACCCTGTTTAAAGTACGGCTGAAATTCTTCGAATATTTCCTGAACCTTTTCGCCTGGCGATAGCTGTTTTTTTTGTAAATTCATGATTATCCTTTCGCGAGTTTTTGGAATGCGCGTGCGAGCGTGCTGCGATCGAGATTCTTGTTCGCGCCTTTCGACGCGATCTGCGCGAGTTGAACGGTTTTAATAATTCCGCGCAGGCCGCCTGGTAACGTGCCGATGCTTACGAGATATTCAACCGACTGGCTGTCCTTAATTCCCATCGCGGAAACGAGCGCCTTTGCGTCTTCAGGCTTCGACGATTCGAGGTGTGTGCGCTGTGCGATCCGACTGAATATCTGCGCGAATTTCTGACTGCGAACGCCGCCGGTCAGTTGTGTGTAAAGCGGTTCGTTTCCAACCCACACCATGCCGGTTTTGCTCAGGTCATGAATCTGCCGGAGAAAGTCCAGCGTTCCGGCGGCCAGTACCTGCGCGTCGTCAATAATCAATACGCCGCCGCTGGCGATCAATTTCCGGACAACCGCTTTCTGCTTTTCATAGCTTCCTGGCTCCGACGGACGGATCGACATTACTTCGCAGAGCAGGTCTAAAATGCCGCGCACGCTGGCCGTCGCCTTCGTTGGCGTTGCGATCCATACATTCGGGTGAGTCTCGGCATAATGCCGCGCTGTGACCGTTTTTCCTGCGCCTGCTGCGCCGTAAGCGATGGTGAGGCTTTTTAAACGGTGTGCCATTTCAATCGTATCCCACACGCGCTTTGCGCTCGGCGTTCCGATCCACTCCGGTTCGGGCAGCAGATCATCAGAATAACCTTGTCCGGACGTGTAGCTCTCAAGCCAGAGGGCGATCTGCGCCTCGATCTCTTTCACGTTTCCAGGGTATTTATCCTTGAGCCACTGGCTCAACGCAGCGGAACTGATTCCAATCAGCGCCGCCAGTTTGTTTTGACTTAATCCCGCCGCTTTGTTGGCGAGGATGTCGTTGATGCTTTTCTTCAGGTTTGCGTTCGATCCCACGGTTGGTGCCTCCTTAGGGTTGATGTTTTCCGTGCAAACTCCGGCGGCTCATCCGCCGAAGAAAAATTGTCCGACTCCGAAGCAGAAAAGTAAGAATGCTTCTGCCAGAGCGAGCATCAGCAGGTTGCGGCTACGGCACTGCAGTTGCAGAATTTGCGTATCCTTTTTTGACATGCGCAACTGTCGGGTTTTTGCATGGTTTTTAAGGTAACGATTGATGTCGGTTTTGTTCATGGTGCCTCCTAATTAAAAAGAAGTTCTGCCGGTGTTTTTTCGCGTGTGAATGTGTGATCCTTGTCGCGCATTAGTTGCACTCCGCGCGCAATCATCGCGTCAAAATCATCGTCAACCTCAGAAAGTATTTCTGCCGGTTCTGGTTCTTTCCCTTTTGGCGAAATAACGCGCTGGCCATCAATCCGCAGAACCGCCGCGCCTTCATCTTCAACCGTGATGTTTGGAATCGTGCATTCCAGCGCGGACATTTTCTTGACCGCTTTAAGCTGCTCTTTCGTTGCGCGTTTAAATTGGTTTTTAGCGCGGGCGTGTTCGCGTGCAGATTCAGTGTCACCGAAGCCGGTGGCGGCAACACATCCGGCGCGACAAATAAAGCGGCCGTCCATCGCGTAAACCATCAGGCCGCTGTGCATCCGATCGGAATCAAAACGGATCGTCACTTTCTCGCCGCGATGCGGAATAAGCGCTTCGTTGTAGTAGCGGTTTTTGTTGTAGAAAATATGCGAGCCGTTTTTGTAAATTTTCGCGGTGTCCGCTTTCATCAGCATTGCGCTGATTGTTTCTTCCGACGGATGCCGGATGTCTGCTTTGCGCGCCTCATAGCTTTCCGCAAATGTCTCATCGAATGAGCGGCCGTCGCACACCTTTGTCCGGCGGCCGTCGCGCGCATTGTGCTGTTTCACCTGCTCATCCAGTACCGACATGAAAAGCGCCAGCGGAACAGCGCGGCTTCCGTAGTTCTCCGGCTTCGCCATCGGGTTGTTTCCGGTGTATGCACCGGCGAGCGCCGGATGTTTTGAAATACGTTCTGCACAAAAATCTTTAAAGGCACGCTCAATCGGCTTTGCCTGGCCGTGATACGGCGTACACCAATGGATTTTAACGCCCATCAGCGTGAGAATTCCGAGCGGCTCATCGTCTTTTACTTTAAAGCGGTACCGTGTTGCTGTGCCGCCGGTGAGCCACTTGCTGGCGAAGCCGCGTCCGTTGTCGAGATAGGCGTGATCCGGAATACCGAATTCCTGCGCGAGCTTCCCGAACGCATTGCTGATCGTGTCGGTGTTTTCGGTTTTCGTGACCTCGTAGGAAAGAATCTTCCGGCTGTAAACATCCTGCCATGCCGCCATGACAGGACGGCTGATCTCGCCGTCCGGCCACGCGACAAAAACGTCAAATTTATGGCCGTCCGCATTAACGGCTTCCAACGCACCGTACCAGCTAGGATCGCGCTCTTGGTGCGGATACATCCGACCGAGCGCTTCAACGCCTTCACGCGCCAGCACGCGAACCGTAATCGGCAGTTCATTAATCCGGCGCTGTACCGTTTTAATTGACGGCAGTTCAAAATTTTTGAGCGCGCGATCGTAAACGGCGGCGAGCGTCGGAGCTTCTGGCCGCAGGTAATCGGCGAGAACATATTCCCATGCAGATTCGTCTATTTCGACGCTCTTTTGACAGCCGGAATAATTGTCCGTCAGAATCATGTGCCACGCATCGCGCGGACAGCCGCGAACCTGTTTAAACCATCCCCAGATTGAAACTTCCGTGACCGCTTCAGCAGAGGCGACGGCTTTCACCGCATCGCTCTTTTTCAAACCGTCCGCTTGCAGCCTTTCAACAGCAAACAGTGCCTTTGCCCGACGCTGTCCCTTCAGCTTTTGTCTATCAGTTTTTAGATTCCATTCTCTAGCGATCGCAGCGACATCAAAAAGTTCCTGTTTTGTGCTGACGGGCGGACAGGCAACCGCGCGTTCTGTTTGCTTGGATTCCGGCAGGGCAGCTATGCTTGCCGGAGTGGGTGTTTGGAGATTCTTTTTTGCAATCGCGATCTGCCACTCTTTCGGCAGGCCGCTGATTAAAAACCGATATTCTTTTCCGCCGCGACTGCGCGCACCTTGCTGGATTTCAACGGGATATTTCCCGCTTTTCGCATAACGCTGCAGTGTTCTTTCCGAATGCTTATTAATAATCACTGAAAGCTCGCGCGCGGATATTAATGCGGGGATTTTTTTCATTTAAAAGCACCCCAAATTTAATGCCCGATCAATCATCCATTTTGTCGGATTTCGACCAGGTTTATTGATGGCGAGGTTTACTGTCGTGCGGGAGCGTCCAATAAGTTTTGCGAGAGATTCATCCGTCATTCGTTTTTCGATCAGCGCACAGCGCGCCATGATCCGAAACTCTTCTTGTGTGTGCTTTGCCTTCATGATAGACATTCTCTGTTTCATTTTTGGAACGATTGTTAACATTGGGAATAAGATGTCCCATTTATGAGAGGTTTGCAAGTGAAAAAAGAAAAAGTTTCATTTTCGGGACGAATCGACCGTTTATTAACGGTTTTTGATAAAAAGAAAGATTTAGAAGATCGTCTTAACGAACTCGGAATTTCTCGATCAACACTTCATCGATTGCTTTCAGGGAAGCAAGAGGTGACACCAAACCATCTCGAAAAGCTGTCATTGCTGGAGCAAGAATATGGGTTCGAATCCTCTTCTTATGATTTCATAATTTCACGTATGTTAGAATCACGACTTGAGAATCTGCACGTAAAACTATCTTCATGGGATGCTGTGTCTGAAATAATTGGAATGTCCTCTAAGGAATGTCGGCGGCTTCTAAAAAAAGATGCACTTCCACCACGTTCAGTCATCACTGTTCTTGAAAAAGAAACCCGTCAAATGTGGTCAACGTCAGATCAGGTGCAAGACGCACTGGATAGTATCTCAGAAGTAGAAGCTCAACTGAAGATTCTTACAGAGAAGATCGCTAAAACTCGCGTTGCCGTCGGAATGATTTTGCGTTTAGAATATGATCCATTGGAGTTATTGCTGAAAGAACGAGAATCTGAGCTTTTAGACAAAAAATGA